CCAGACCCAGAATATAAATTTGAAGATATAGATGAGTACGTTAGATATCGTACCCATAAAGTATATCCAAAGGATAAGGTTGGTTTAGGTGATGAAATTGATGAACTTGCTCCACATGGATATCCAGACCAAAAATGGATAGATGACCATGAAAAAGACTTAAAGAAATTAAGAAAGAAATTTAATAAAGAACCAAAAGAGAAATACTACGAACCTGCATTAGGTGGTGGTATTACTGAATCATTGATTTTGGAAGGAGGTGCGTATGGACATATGAATCACCCATTCGATACCGAAATCAATTTAACTTTTGGACAATTAAAAGATATTGTAAATCGTGCTTTAGAAGGGAACTTGGAATTAGCAAGAGAAAAGACCGATGGACAAGCATTAGCAGTTAGTTGGAGAGATGGAAGATTAGTTGCAGCAAGAAACAAAGGACATTTGAAAAACAAAGGGGAAAATGCTTTAGATATCAATGGTGTAGCAATGAAGTTTGCGGGTAGAGGAGAATTGGAAAAGGCATACAACTTCGCAATGAAAGATTTAACCCAAGCTATTTCAAAACTTTCGGAGAAACAAAGAGAGAAAATCTTCAAAGGTGGAGCATGTTTTATGAATTTAGAAGTTATCTATCCAACTTCTGTTAATGTAATACCTTATGGTCAAGCACTACTTGTATTTCATGGGACTATGGAATATAACGAGGAAGGAATCGCCATTGGAGAAAATCAGGAAGCGGCAAAAATACTCGCAGGAATGATTAAACAAGTAAACGCAGATGTACAATCGGCATACACAATCCAAGGACCTCCAATCAATGAATTACCTAAATCGAAAGATTTAGCAAAATTAAAGGGAAAGTATAACTCACAGATATCAAAACTTCAATCTAAGTTTAAGTTGAAGGATACTGATGGAATAGCAGATTATCATCAGGCATTTTGGATGGATTTCGTAACTAAAAAATCACCATCTAAATTAGATAATAGAACTCTAATGGGATTGGTGAAGAGATGGGCATTCTATGATAAATCATTCCGTTTGGATAAGAATAACATTACTGATGAGAAAACTTTAGAATGGGCAAAGGGAATTGATAAGAATGACCATGCTAAGATGGCTAAGGATAACATCAGACCATTCGAAGATATCTTCTTAGGTATCGGTGCAGACATCTTATCCTTTATGAGTTCAGTACTTGCAGCAAATCCTGATAAAGCAGTTAGGGATATGAAGAAAAGGTTAGACCAAACTATTAAAGATGTAAGAAAATCAGGTGACCCAAAAAAGATTACTAAACTTAAATTAGAGTTAGAACGATTAAACGCAATTGGTGGGAAAGATAAAATTGTACCAAATGAGGGAATTGTATTCGTATATGGTGGAAAAACTTTCAAACTAACTGGAACCTTCGCACCTCTTAATCAGATTCTTGGGTTATTTTACGAATAGTAAAAAACTTAATACTTATATATATGGATATATAAGTTACGATTTATGAGTGAGAAAAAATTCAATAAAAAATTCATGCACCCAACTCGTAGGAAGTTGGTAGATATGGTTCACAATGGTGAATACCAAAAAGATACTCAAATTTCTCTTTCTGATGTAAAAGAACAAACTAAACGAAATGTTGGTGATGTTTGGGAAGAAAATGGTGTGATTTGGGAACAAAAGTCTTATGGTAGGGTAAAACAATCAAGAGCATCATCTGAGTTATCAAAAGTAAGACAATACTTAGAAGAAAAGTCTAAGTGTAGGGCAACTGATTGTGATTCCAAAAAATACTCTAACTCTGATAAAACTTTAATAAGTAAAACAGGATTTTGTTCTGTTTGTTTATCTAAACGAGAACAAATTATAAAATTAGATGGTTTGTGGAAAGAGTATGAGGAATATAAGATATACTCAAATATGGTAGCACATGGAACGGATGTTTTACAAAAATGGAATCAAGCATTGAATGAAGTCAAAAATATTCATGAATATGTAAATGATGATGGCTCACTTGAAAAGTGGTCATCAAACGAAGATGTTCAGACATTACGAGAACAAATCGAAAAAGACATTGAAAATGGTAAGAAAGAACTTACCGAAGTTATTGAAAAGAGAAACTCGGCATACGAACTCTTAAAAGACAAAAATTACGAATTAGTACAACCTTTGTAAAATGAATAATAGTAATACAAAAATATATTTAATATTGATTGTAATCTTAGGATTTGTAGGTTATAATCTAATGGTAATGCACGATATCCAAACGGATGTTGCTGCATTCGATGAAAAGATTGAAGAGATTCAAAGTGATATTGATTCAATCGCAGTTGCCAACGATGAGTTGGATATGAAAATAGAATCGTTACATTCAGAGATAGAACTAATCGATAGTGATATTGATAAAGTACAAAATAATATTACTACGATAAAAAACAAAACGAATGAAAAAGTTAATAATGTTGATGTTCTTACTTTCAACGAGCTTGTCAAGTTTTTCACAGACCGTTACGGAGAGGGACTCGGTAGTGAAACTGGAGGTTCCGATAGTAAGACTGGTAATTAAGGATTTAGTAACTTTTGATGGTGTTAAACTTCAATTAGTTGAAACCAAAGAGTTGTTAAAATTATCTAATGATAAAATTGTATTAAAGGATAGTGTAATTACTAATCTGAATGGTAAGGTACTAAACTTAGAGGGTATCATTCAGAAAAAAGATGAACAATTTGGTTTAGAAAGTCAAAAGTCTAAAGAATTAGAAAAAGAATTAAAAAGACAAAAGAGAAATACCTTCCTATGGAAGTTGGGAACTTTAGCAGGAGGATTACTTAGTTTATTTTTTGCAGCAGGTGGATAATTGATGTATGGCACAGAAAAAAACATTAAAAGAAATTATAAAGGAAGAGTACCAGAAGTGTGCATCAGACCCTATATACTTTATGAAAAAGTATTGTATGATACAACACCCAGTTCGTGGTAAAATTCCTTTTCACTTATACCCATTCCAAGAAGAAACTTTAGACCAATTCGCAGAACACAGATATAATATCATTCTTAAATCAAGACAAACTGGTATATCTACTTTAACTGCAGGATTCTCCTTATGGAAGATGTTATTCAATCAAGATTTTAATGTTCTTGTAATTGCAACTAAACAAGAGGTTGCTAAAAACTTGGTAACAAAGGTTCGAGTAATGAATCAATATTTACCAAGTTGGTTAAAATTAACAACCATAGAAGATAACAAACTATCCCTACGATATGCAAATGGTTCTCAGATAAAAGCAACTTCAGCAGCAGGAGATGCAGGTCGTTCTGAAGCACTATCCCTACTTGTATTTGATGAGGCAGCATTCATCGATAAGATTGAAGAGATTTGGGTATCGGCACAATCTACCCTTTCAACTGGTGGTAACGCAATTATCCTTTCAACACCAAATGGTGTGGGTAACTTTTTCCACAAAACTTGGGTAGGTTCTGAAGAGGGAACAAATGGATTTAATCATATTAGACTACATTGGTCAGTTCATCCTGAAAGAGACCAAAGTTGGAGAGATGAGCAAGAAACATTATTAGGACCAAAAGGAGCAGCACAAGAATGTGATTGTGATTTTGTATCTTCTGGAGATTCCGTAATCGAACCACAAATACTTCAGTTCTATAAAGAAACTTATGTACAAGAACCTTTAGAGAAAACTGGATTTGATGGTAACTTATGGAAATGGCAGTTTCCAGATTATACAAAATCTTATATGGTAGTTGCCGATGTTGCGAGAGGTGATTCATCGGATTACTCTGCTGCTCATGTCATTGATGTAGAAGATTCGGAACAAGTTGCAGAATATAGAGGTAAGTTAGATACGAAAGATTTTGGAAACTTCTTAGTAGCATTAGCAACTGAATATAATAACGCACTATTAGTAATTGAAAACGCAAATATTGGTTGGGCATGTATTCAACAAGTTATTGATAGAAACTATCCTAACTTATACTACATGAGTAAAGATTTGAAATATGTAGATGTTGAAAATCAACTTTCAAATAAATATAGAGCACAGGATAGGGGTATGGTTGCTGGATTCTCAACAACAGCAAGAACTCGACCTCTAATTATTTCTAAGTTAGAAGAGTATGTAAGGGAAAAATCAATCATCATTCGTTCAATCAGAACTATTGAAGAACTATTTACATTTATATGGTTAAATGGTAGAGCAGAGGCAATGAGAGGATATAACGATGACCTTACAATGTCTCTTGCTATTTCACTATGGGTAAGAGATACCGCACTTCGTTTAAGACAGGAGGGTATTGACCTAACTAAACAAGCAATTAACAGTATTTCATCTTATACTTATAGTGGGGTATATGGTGGAAATGATAACGATGAAAACCCTTGGCAAATGCAAATCGGAGATGACTCTGAAGATTTAACTAAATGGTTATAAAATAAAAATTTTATATTTATATAGTATAGGTTAATTATAGGAACTAAGCATGGAAAATTATTCTGAAGAACTTTACAAAGAATTCAAGTCATTTTTAGATGAAGGTATCGAAGAGTATGATGTAGAAAACTACCACGATTTGAAAGAGTTTATCCAATTTCTAAAAAACATGAAAGAGGATGTTAATGAAGCAGAATATCAAGGTAGGGAAGTAAAACTTAATAAACCAATGCAGGGTGATGTTAAGAAGTTCAAAGTATATGTTAAGAATCCAAAGGGAAATGTTGTAAAGGTTAACTTCGGACATGGTGGTTCATCTGCAAAAAAGGCAGGTGAGGAAACCATGAAGATAAAGAAGGACAATCCTGAAAGAAAAAAAGCATTTAGAGCAAGACACAACTGTGATAGTCCTGGTCCAAGACATAAGGCAAGGTATTGGAGTTGTAAAGCATGGTAAATAAATAAAGGTTATAAAATAAGGAAACAAAATGGCAGAACAAAACAATAGTTCATTTTTTAATCGATTAACGAAACTCTTTTCTACCCAAGCAATCGTAAAGGTTGACAAGGATGGAAAGAGAAAAGTTGTTGATATAGATGATAGGCAACAAGGTGGTACTAACCTTATGAACATAAGAGATAGGTACACCAAACTACAAAGGTCTTTTTATGGAGACCAGATGGCAGCTCAATCGATGGCATACCATCAAGTTCGTAGAGAACTATTCAGAGATTATGATGCAATGGATAATGACCCAATTATCTCATCGGCATTAGATATATACGCAGATGAATGTACACTTAAAAACGAATTCGGTGAAGTTGTACAAATCAAATCAAAAAACGAAAAAATAAAAGAAATTTTAGAAAACCTTTTCTATGATATTCTTAATATTGAGTTCAACCTTTGGTCTTGGACTCGTAATATGGTTAAGTATGGTGATTTCTTTTTACTACAAGAAATACAACCAGGCACGGGTATCATTAATGTAAAACCACTTCCAGTTTATGAAACTGAAAGATTGGAAAATACTGACCCAAACAACCCAAACTATATTAAGTTCAAAGTAAATCATGACCCAAATGGTAAAGGTGAGTATGAGAACTATGAAATTGTACACTTTAGATTATTATCAGATACGAACTTCCTTCCATATGGTAAGGCAATGATTGAGAACAGTAGAAGAATTTGGAAACAAGTT